ACAGCAATGCGGTCTTCTTCGCTAACGATAAAGATGGGTTGGCCAGCTTCAAATGCTTCGGCCTCAAGGACAGTGCCGTTGTCAAGTTTGGCTTGCGCCAACTTAACTTCTTCTTCTACTGCGGATAGCTCCGCAAAGAACTTGGTGAAAATTTCACTTGCCTTCATACGCAATTAATTAAATGGTTATTGGATTGTTACAAATTCGGGGCTTTGTTCACTGGCCCTACTCCTTGCGCTCGGAGTGAACCATCGCAGCATTTGGAGGAATAGGTGTTGTTTTTGCATAGGCAGCCACGCTTGCCGTTCTTGGGTGAGGTGCGGGATGGTGTCTCTTTCATAATTTACCGAGTTCTTTTAATTTAGATTCAGACCAACGCTTGGCGGCAAGTCCGCCCCATAGCAAGTAGCTAATAGTACCACACGCTTCGGTATCGCCTTCGTCGTAGTATGTTTCGGCTCTTGATAGGTACGAGTACATACGGCTAATTGTTTCAACGCTTATGGGCTTACCGTCTGCGAGTTGTTGCGCTCGTATCTTGCCGACTTGTGTGGCGCACTTGTTACCGCCTTTCTCGTTTAGTTCGATGCCCCGCTTTGCGTTGTTGCGAACTGCCTCTGGATAGTCGCTATACGATTCCATTTCGATTCGCTTCTTGCTTTTTAGGCGGCCGTCCTTTTTGATTTTGGCAATAATGTTAGAAAGCAGGAACTCGGCTTCTTCTTCCTCGATGCGTTCCAAGTGGGATTCCATTTGCAACTTATCAACAAAGTAGCCCTCTATTGAGAAGCCCTTTACACGGCCTGTTTTAACGTAGTTTTCCCAAACGTCGTCGTTATTTACCTTCATTGAGACCATCCAAGTTCCTTCGGGCAACTCCATTCCGTAAATGGCCGTCTTGTCCTTTTTGGGGTCTTCAATAATCCACGACTCAACCACCGACAAGCCATTAAGCTCCGCTGCGTGTTCGAGCGTTGTGTTACCTTGATAGCCACGCATCAAGAATAGTTCGGATGCCTTGCGTACCGTCTCCTTTGAGAAGTAAACGTAAAACTCCTCCCCGCCTTGGTTGCGGTAGATGGTCTTGTTGGGAATCAAAGCTGCGCCCATAAGGATTCGCTTCTCCTCGTCTTGTTTGGCGAACTGTACTTCGTGTTCTTTCGACAACGTGATAAAGTTTTCCTCAATAGCGGGATGCTCAACGATGCTTATGGCATTAATGCCGTTTAGTCCTTCGGTATCTTCCAATACCAGCTCAATTACTTTCATCTTATCCAAAAGTTGCGGTTCTTGCTCTGCGTCTATTTAAGTTCTGTTGTGAAGTAACCTCACCCGCCACGACGTAGGCACGGACGGGGCGATTGTTTACTGCGTTAACCGATTCTGCTAACTGGTTTATACCGCTACGACCAACGACGTTAAACTGCGGTGCGCTTGGTGCTGAAGGAGCAGCAGACGAGCCACCTCCGTAGTCGGTACTGCCTGTTTCTGGCGATTCAAATTGGCTTCGTGCGATTGCTGCAATTTGCGCTCCGCTAAATGCTGCCGCAAGGCCTGCTTGTACAAATGGGTACGCAGGAAAGGCAATAGTGTACGGAGACGCTTGTGCGGTCTTGTATGCGTTCTGTACGGCTTCAATACCACTAACGACCGCAGAAGCAAGGGATAGCTTTTTTTGGAACTCAAACTGCTTCTTTTTGGATTCCTCGTCCTCACCAGCAAATGCCGCAGATAGTTGACTAATGGCCGACAAACCATCCTTTGCCATTTGGAAGCGAGCGGAAGCAACCTCCTTGTCGAGTTCCTTGCTATTCCTTGCGTACTCTGCGTCTAATACTCCCTTATCCCTTGTTAGTTGTAAATATGCTTCGTACGCCTCTTGCTGGGCAACGGTTCCCTCTGCTGCTGCATCAAGACGTGCCTTTGCTATTGCTATTTCAATATCGAGGATTTTTGTTTGGGCATTGTATTCGTCTTCGAGTGCCGTTCTGCGATTCTCGCTAAATTGAATAATTACAGATTGCTCACCTTCGATTATTTCGCCATTCTTCAAGAGCAATTCGTTGTACGTCTGTTGCTCTCGGTTTAATGCCATCTGGTTCATAAGGAACTCCGACCGCTGCCCTGCAACTCGTTCCTCGATGTCCACTAATTCGGTTCGTGCCTGAATCAAGGCAACCTCGTTCTCAATGCTTGGCAACTTGGAAAATTGTGCTTCTGCCGCAGCAACAGATGCCTGTACCAATTCCTTCTCTTTTGCAAGTTGTTCGGTTAGGATGTCGCTAACTAGTGAATTGGCCTCTATTCTATCCTCAATGCTCTTTTGCTCGTCGTCACGAACCTGCCTTGCCTGCTCGGCCAACAACTGGTATTCTAATTGTACCGCTGTTCGTTGAGCCGCTGCTCGTGCTGCTTCTTTCTCCAGTTGCACAACCTCGGAAGCGTCCGAAATAACTGTACCCAAGTTTAAGGCCGTGCCTTTGGTGAAACTATCAATAATCCTAGATACGGTTAATTGAACTGCTCCGAGTGCGGTGTTAAAAATATCGACTACGGCTTGGTTGGCAGCAAATGCCTCGGTAGCCGCATCAAGGGCAACTGAAACAAGGGCGATACTCTTTGCGCTATTGGCTAATTCCTTGAAAGAGCTGTTGGTCTTCTCAACCTCCCTTTGAACGCCCTCAACGGACTTCTCGGCTTTGTCAAAGGCGGTTTTGGTGGTCTTGCCTACTTCCTCGATGGTGTCTCGGAGTTTGCCCGCCTCTTTGTTTAGCCCTTTAATGCTATCCTCCAAGCCAGAACCATCGCCCTCAATCTTTACAGTTTCGACAACCGCCATATCTTCAGTTTTTCCTCTATTTTGTCTTCCGTGAGCTTGTAAGTGCCTTTTGCAATTTCCACTTCGTGCGATACGCCCAGTAGTGGTTCGTTGTTAAGCACCTCTACCAAGTAACCTAAATAGCTATCCCTCATACATTGTTTAATAACTCAAACTCGGCTCGTCCTGTCGTAAGGTTTATCGTTACGTTGTTAACCAACCACCTCTGGCCGTTCCAGATTAACTTATTTTTTAGGTCGAAGTTTAGAATCTTGCCAAGTGGCAAAATCGCAGGAACCCGCACTAATCTACGGCTTGGGTTGTACAAGTCCGTAATATAGTCGCTCCAGTAGGTGTTGTAAAGCGAGTTGTTTACCGACTGCAATAGGTACGGGTCGATGTCTGCCCCGTAGTTCAAGGAGTAGGTAGACGCAGCATTAAAATTTTGATTCGATGCGTTAGCGTAAACTACTTGCGTAATTGACACCGACTTATGCCCGCTAATAATTGTTTCCGTAGGGTCAACAAACGCCAAGACCGCAGGGTTAATGGTTATTGGACTATCTACATAAAATATAAACGGCTGCCCTAAATAAGTTTCCAGTTCACGTGTTACTGCATATCCCGCCAGCAATTTTGTTAGGTCGCCCGTATCTTGGTCGGTAAGCCGTGTAAAGAGCATCTGGTCGAACTGCGGCTCTACCGCCAATTCTTCGTCCGTGTCAAAAACGAAATTAGAACGAAGGTCACCGTAACCCACGTCATTTGTAAGGCGGTATTCTTCGCCTGTAATCGCCCCCGTTTCGTTATACTTGAAATTTATTTGCTTGTACAACTGCGGGCGTTCTACTTGGCTTTCTGTTATGTCAAAGTATTGCGACAAGTCAACGTCCGTGCCGTCACCATACCATTCGTCAAGAGGCAAAAGGTCAAACTCGGTATCGCTTACTGCAATAATTACCAGATTAAACATTTTGCAAAGCGAAGCCAAAAAGTCAGTAACCTTTTGCTCTGGCATTAAAGAAGGAATGTCAATACTTCCGAAAATCTGTTGACTTGCGGAATTGTACGCATTTGCATAAACGTCAACTCCATACATTTCGGAAACCAACACTTCTACTACGTCAAGCGTGACTAATTCGTTTGTGCTGGGCTTAATAGCGAAATACGCCTTGCTTCCGTTTGTTATGTTTATATCGTTAAAAGTCCATTGCCCGTCTCCGTTTCGGGTTTGTTGAGCAACAAGCACCTCGTCTACAAATATCCCAATAATGTAGTCGCTTGCATACCCGTTTACGTCAATATCAATAACGAACTGCCACACTATACCCGAACCCGTTGGGCCAACTGGGTTAAACGTACTATCCGAATAATCCCAATAGTCAGTAGTTACGGGAGCAAATGGGTCAGGCGCAAGCACCTTCGTCCACGGCATTGAGGTAGGCAAATCCTTGTACATATACCCAGCGTTTCGGTGACACCATATATGCAACTTGTCGTAGTCGTTAATCCCGCTTATGTTAATAGTAATTCCATATTTGTCTTCTATGGCTTCGACTACTTTATTAATTTCAATAGCGGGTTTTAGGTCGTAGTATTGAACCCCGTGCGTTTCGTTTTGGTTATGGTAGTGAATGTTATTCGAGTCGTGGTTATTGCTCGAATCGTAAAACCAAACGTCCTTTGCCGTAATTAATGGGAATACAATAGGAGCCAGCGTGAGCGATACCAAACCAGCGTAAACAATGTTTGGTGTATAATCTAAATTGTAAGCCGACAACCCTTCAAGGTCGTACAAGTAGTCCTCCCCGAAAATGTCGGTTAGGTTAACCAGCAATCCGTAAAACGTAATATCATAAGCGTAAGGAGCGTTCTTGCGCATCTGTACGCCCTCCAATTCAATAGAGCCATACCGAAATACCAACCCGTTGATTTCAATGCGCCCATCGGCTCTTAATCGGTAGTCAGCACCACCAACAATATCCGTGCGGTAGTAGTGTTCAAAGATTGCATTGTTACGAGGCGAAGCGGGAACGCTAAACCCCTGCGTAAAGTCAGTAAAGACCTTGCTTATGTCTTGAATGTTTTGAACCGATAGGTTAATCGTAATGTCCTCGTCTTGGAATACGTCAAGCTCTTGCTCGCCTACAAAAATGGTAACCTTGTTTCTCATCGTGCGTTATTTCGGATGTCCCAAGCAATATCAAACGTCAAGGTGTAATTAATGTTTCGGTCGTTAACCTCCTTAAGGTATTGGATTCCAGTATCTTGTGGGTTAACGGTGAACTCTACGCCCTCGTAATTTATAGAGCATTTTTCGCTCATAAGGATTTCACGAATAACGTCGTCGTAGTTCTCGTCCACCCATCCCGTGTTTAGTACAATCGTTTCACGGCTGTTTACGTCAAAGTTACGATATTGTACTTGTTGAGCCACGTTGAAGGGCTGGCTTAATTGCGGCATATAGCTTTCCCGTGTTACGGCTCCGCTTCTTGTTGAGACCTTGAAGAACGTAACAAAGTCGCTAACGCCAAAGCGGTTAATAAACGTAAGTCGTACTGGCGTGTACTTTGGTTCGCAGACCAGCTCGTAATTGTAGTCGGTAGCGTTTTCCTCGTAACCCAATTCGGCAAGTGCCTCACGTAGGCAGGCGAATCCTTCGCACGTTCCGCCATCGGCTTCTACCCGTGCTTTGTAGTTGACTGCTGCGCTATCGCTAATAAGGGAAATAGTGTAGTCCTCGGTTGGTACAACACCCAAGAATGAATCTATACTTGCTGGGCCTGCGGGAATGTAGATTACCTTTTGCGTGGATTCTGTGCTGGTGTTGGCAAAGCCAAGCTCGTCAGATAGAACGTAAAAATAGTCCGTTCCGTTTACACTGTACAGAACCCCGTTAAGGTCGGTGTTGGTATCGTACAAAGCGGGAAGCGATTGCTCATATCCGCTGTAAACTTGCATAGTGCGGTTGGTCAACAGACCAGCGCCAGCAACAATACCACCCGACTGCTGCGTAAATGGTAGCCACCCATCGGAGCATAAGAACGACTGATTGCTTTGGATTACACCAGACGCAGGCGTGCCTGCATCCACGTAGTTAGACGAAAGAGTAAACTTGCACCACACCACCTCGGTTGTTGCTGTCTCCCAGTCGCTAATCGCTCCGTTCTTTAACACCGAGGCAATTTCCTCACGGATAAGGTCGCTAATTTCAAACGTAATAGGCGCATCGTCTATACTTGTCTTGAATAACGTGTAGTCAGCCGTTGGGCTTGTTGCGCTGCTGCCAGTAAACACCCGCAGAACAAGCGTAGCGTCAACTAGGCCGTCGTTAACGGCACTCCCCTTGGTTAGCGTTATGAAGATAGGCGACCTTGTTAACTGTAACGAGGCGGGAAAGGTGGCTACTGGTGCTGACATTATTTACGTGTAAATGCTTGGAAGTCGTCTGGGCCAAGGCCAAACGCTTCGATTAATTCCTTTGGTAGTTTATTAAAGTTCACCTTGAAGGGGTTGCTAAAAAAGTAACTCGGCTTTATGCCGTTGTTGTACACGCTTCTTGCTATCAAGTATTGCATCGACTTCCGTGGGACAAAACGCCCCTGCTTGTCTCGGATGCCTTGAAGGCCCTTGCGGACTACCCATTGAGCGAACGCCTTGGGCGGAGGCATCTTGTTGGTGTATTTGTACGGTGTGTTGTACTTACGCTTGACACCGCTTACGCCCTTGTCTTGAAATTCCCCGTAGTCCTCCATTTCAAAGGTCAAGGAGAACGAATTAGGGCCTACGGATAGGTCGTAGTCCAATGAGTTGTAAAGTTCCTTGGATGCGTTCTTTTTCTTCTTTGTAAGATTTTGCTTCGCCTGTTGAATTACACGCTTTGCGAACTTATTAAGAACCGCCTCGACCAACTCCTGCCTTGCCATTAACAAATACTGATTTCGGTGTTTGGCACAATCAAGTCGAAGGTCAGGTTCCACCCAGTAAGCAAGTTCTCAAACCTTTCCGTGAATGGCTCGCAACTTACGTCTCCTTCGATTTCGTATTTGTCGGTGTACAGCGTGCCACGGCGTAACTGCGATTGAAGTCCGTTCAAGATTGCAAGCGTTGTATTGAGAATATCCTGCTGGTTGTCCACTCCGAAAAATGGCTCGTTTTGGTTTCTCAAATCTTGCTTGGTTTCGTCCACAATATCCATCGCAAGAACCGATACGTTGAACCTAATTACGTGGTCTGCGAATGTCGCTTGGTTAACCATAATATGCGCCAGCGGAAAGATGGTCTGCTTGTTTAGGTCAACGTCGAAGATGTCGCCAAACGTAACCACCTTTACCAGCGGGTGACTGGTTAGGTAGTCGTTTATTTTCTCGGTAGCTTGGTAGAAACTTCTCATAACTTTAATTTTTGCATTTCGATTTCGTTCTTCTCCTTCTCAAAGGTTAGGTAGGTCAAGCATTGATGAATAGGTAATCTAGTGACTTCTTCAAATTTTGTGAGGTCTCCTGAAGCCAAAGCATAGATGCTGGAATACCATCCCCATCGTTGTCCAAACTGTGCCTCTCTGGTGTAGATGTCTTCGCTTCCTTCGCCAAAGAGTTTAGTGTATGTTGCGCTAATACGTTCCCTAAACGATAAAAAAAAACCATCGCACCCAAGGCAACCGATACGGGCATCTGCTTAAACAGTTCCTCCCTGTCTTCGTCTGGGGTGTAGTCCTCGATGTCGTAGCGTTCGCCTTTCTCCTTTGTGACTGGTCGGTACAGTACGGCCATAGCACGGTGCATAGTAGCCCAGTCCTTCATATAGTTGTCAAGGTCTACAAACTCACCCAATGAAATATCGTTAAGCGCAGGAATGAATCCGTATTTGGTTCCCTTCAGCTCGAAGAACTTGGTAAGGTCTGGTTTTTGGTTTAGCGTCTTGCTTAATACGGTTAGGACGTTGTTAGCGTCCACCAAGCGAACCTTTGGCAAGTCGGAGAAAGGAACTTGGCAAAAGATTTCAAGCATCTTCTTTTGGCGAAATTCCTCGTCTCCTTCAATGCGGGCAAAGCGTTGGTATTGCTCCAACGTGATTTCGTCAAGTGACGTAGGTACTACTAATTTCAGTTCCATAGGTAAATAACTCATCGGACGTTGTAACGACCATAGTTAGGTTTAGAGAGCTTATTTGCTACCGCATAGCGTGCAGCATCAATTCCGTGGTTGAATGCGTCTATCGGCTTATTAAGCAGGTTTCCGTTCTTGTCTTCGACCCACTTGTAATTCTGGAGTTCTTTTATTAGGTTGCTGCTCCGTGGCGTTACAAACAACTTGTGTCTTTTAAGAATATCAATCCCCGAGTTCACGGAGTCGGCCCCCTTCACGGTTGGCTTCACGTTCCACCCGAAGCGGTGCAGCTCATCGATAGACTTCGGCTCTGCGGAGTCGGCAAATACTTCATCCCGTCTATCTAAACTAAACGACTGAAAGTGGGAATGGATGTCTCGGTTTGTGAGTCCAGTTCGGTAGATAAGTTCGTCAAGATATAGGTGGTTGTCCAGTTGGTAAACGGCCACGAGTGCGGTTGGGTCGTTGGTGTAACCGAAGTCAAGTCCATAACTAATCAATTTTGCTTCTGTTGGTATTTCGGATTGCCCGAACTGAAAGATAGTCGCTCGGCTCATTCCTCGTTCACCAAGGCCGTAGATACGCCAGTAGTCCTCGTCCGTATCCCTCAGTCGTTCGATTTCGTCTACAATCGACTTATCGAGAAACGGGTTGTCCCTGTACGTTGTTTGGTAAAAGTCGCAGTCATCACGGGGTACAACCTTATCGTAAATCCAATGGAAAGATTCTGAAGGGTTGTAATCGATAATAATACGCCCATCGGTACGGAATACCAACTGCTGCCAATCCTCGTAAAACAACTCGTTACCCTCATTGATGTAAAGCAGGTTGCGCTTACGTCCTCGTATCTTCTGGGGTTGGTCTAACGAAATAAACTCAATAAGGTTCCCGTTCAGGTGGTATTCGTTGCTGGACTTGTTGTGGTAGTCCTCGTTGTACAATTCGTAGTTACGCAAGATTTCAAAGAAGTCCCGCATAACCGAAGCCCGGAGCGAAGGGAACGACTTACGGCAAATGGTGATGGTCTTGCCTGTATTTCGGTAGGTATACTCAAAGATAATCCAGAGCAGGATATTGTAAGTTTTCCCACTCCGTGTACCGCCCTGCTCAACGACAATCTTCTTGTCGCTATGCTTCAGGTGGTTAAATACCTTATTCGTTCGTATCTTCTCCAAGTACCTCTATTTGGAACAACTTACCGCCTACGGCATCAATTTCCTGACGCTCAACGTAGCCACGCTTCTTGCCCTTGGTTTTCAAAAAGAAAATGGTTGCGGTGGAGTTACCCTCTTTGATTTGTTTGTGTAGTTGGCTTTCTGCAAAGTCAATAGCCACGTCTGCGATTGAATCGACTGCTGCTTTATATTCTTCATCCTCCTTCATCCACTCATAATGAGTCTGCCTTGCGATGTCCACGCTCTTGCAAGCAGAGGTAACAACCCCTAAGGATTTCTCCAATGCTTCAATCATTGCCTTTTTATGAATGTCAGTTTTTGTCATCTAATTTCAAATGATGTTGTTATACGTTCTTTGGATGTTTTGTCTTTTAATATTCCTGTGGATTCTTTTGTTCTGCCAAATCTCAAGCATCTCCATTTAGAAGATTTCTTCAAAGCGTGAATTAAAGAGGGAGAAGATGTGACTATTGAATATCTATCTTTTTGCTTTTTGTAAATCTCGCCAATACTTTCAAGCATCTTCATTCCAATACCTATACCTTGATAATCGGGTAAGACAACCAATCTATGTACTTTTTTCATATTCTTTACTTTTGGATGCGGAAAATGAAGAACGCTCAAGAATGCTGCTAAGTGGCCATTAACATAACCTACGAAGACGTGAGCTGCATTGTGGTGATTGTGACTCAAATAGTGATGTTTAGCAAAGACCTTCCAGATTGACTTATCTTCTGCTTGGAATATCTCAAAGTTAATTGATGGTCTATTTTTTTTTTGCCCTTCGTAAGAACGAAAGGTCATAGAATCAGTATCAAACACCCAATCTGGCAACAACCAATCTTCAACGTCAAAATGACAAGTTACAGCAATAAACTGTTTTCCAGATTTGCGAACCGCCTTCTGGACTGCATTAGAACCAATCTGCGCTACATTCCGGTCTACAACAGACGTGAACTCATCAAAAACAATTAACTCTTTATCCTGTAACAATGCATTCGCAAGGTCAACTCGCATCTTTTGACCATTGCTTAATGCCGAATATGGTTTAAGCCAAGATGGTGGTGATGAGAATCCAACTGAATTAAATACAGATGTTATTTCGTCAACGCTCTTTGATTTTGGCATATCGTCCAATATACATTCTGCATTGTACTGAAAATCAGTAATGTAAGCGTTTTCAAATAATTCTCTTGCGATTGTTGTTTTTCCCGTTCCAGAAGAACCAACAATTAAACCAACACTCCATTCTTTTGGTATGTCTATATTACCAACAAAGTGCTCTCTAATGTGATTAGAATCAAGGTCAAATTTTCCCATTACAGAAGCAACACGGAAAGATTTAGAGGGCTTGGACTCCCTTACAATGTCAAAACTCGGCATTTGTACCCGTCTGTTATTAACTGATTATACATCTTCTCTTGCTCTTCTTCGTTCTCAAGTTCTATTTCTATTCTGAATGCTGATTTTATTTTATCGGATAAATCAGTTTCATCTTCCGCTTCTAAGACAGGCGTATTGTCAAATGGCAATTCAAGGCCCCAGTCCTGCAATAACTCAGCATCCCATTCATTCGCCAAGATGTCCCAGTCCCATTCACCGAAGCCAACGTTGTCCTTAATGATGAACTCCGCCTGTTGCTCTGGCGTTAGTTGGTCGGCAACAATAATCGGCACCTCGGTAAGCCCAGCGGCTTTGCACGCCTTCAAGCGCATATTCCCACCGAGTACTACCATATCCTTGTCAACGACAATAGGACGCAGGTTTAGCATCTCAGGGAACTCCTTGATTGACTTTACGAGCTTTTTGAATTTATCGTCTTTGATAATTCGTGGGTTGCTCGTATTGGGAACCACTTGGGTAATTGGTACTATTTGCATAAACGTTCTAATCTAATTTCGTTGAAGTCGTGGATGTTAAAATTCGTTATCATATCTGCGTGAAGTTGCCAAGCGATATCGAATGCCTTGTCTTCTGTTAGTTCACGAATGGCTTTGTTCCAGTCTCCCTTATGAGCAACCTTAATGCAGTTCTTATCTGTTAGGTGTTTGGCGTATGGTGCAACGTCACTAATAATTAACGCACAACCAGCAAACCCTGCCTCTACCATCTTTAAATTTGATTTGCAGCGATTGAACTCACTTGGGATAAGCGGAGCCAACGCAACGTCAAAGGCTTGGTACATCGCTCCGTATTCATTCGGAGGCATTGTTTGGAGTTTGTATCTTGCTCGGCTGGCCTCAACGTATCCTCCGATGTCCGCAACGTAAGATTCAACCGTTGAAAGGTCTATGTTGTTTTGTATGAGGTCTGGCAGGTGGCTAATGCCTGCAACGTAACCGAAGCGCATCTCTTCCGAGGGCTCCCTTGTGATTTGCCATTGCGGGTCGGATGGGTCAAGGCCGTTTGGAATTATTACGACGTTCTTGTTAATCTTCCGAATCTTGTCGGCTAAATACTTTTGGGTTGTCCATACCTCGTCTGCAAAGTACATCGAGTTTCTTATACGGTGTTCGAGTCCTGCTTTGTCGTATGTGATTTTAGAGGGGTGGTCTAACGCTAAATGCCACCAATCGTCGTTGTCGATAATTACCTTTTTGCCTGATTGCTTGCAGATGGCAAAGAAGTTAGCGAACGACTCTCCAGAGAACGGAACGGCTCTGGAGAAGATAACGTGTGTGATGCCTTCCCAGTTGTCAGGTTGGATTTCCTGCTTGTAGTTGATAATCTGAAAATCAATAAGCCCCTTCTCCTTTAGTAGGGATAGGGGCTTGTAGATGCGGTGGTAAACAACGCCAGAGTTCTCGTCTCCGATGCAAAGGATATTCGGCTTCATCTTAAATAGTTGTAGTAACAAAGATACTCTTGGTGAGTCTTAATCTTTGGGTTTCCTGCCATTAGTGCTTGGGCAAACAATCCGTCTGCTTCGTATATGTATTCGAATCTTGCTTTGCCAATGAACCCAAGGCGAACCATATAAGAGGCAGTGTCGATGTTTCCAACTCGTGGCGAGTCAGTAGCGTGCAGACGTGGGTCTCCGTTGCGGAAGCATTGCGCCCAGTTTACAAAGTCCTCTTTGCTATCCTTAACGGCTTCGTACCAGTTCGGGTGTATTACGTTGTCGTCATCCAAGAAGTAAACGTAGTCTTTGTCGCTTGCTGATGCCTGCAAGTAGTCAAGGGCTAAGTTGCGGAGCGGATGTCCCCAAGCACCACCGATGTTTGAGCGGATAACCTTTACGCCTTTTGGTACGTTTTTCTTCTTAGTGGAGTAATCCATAAATACCGTCCAAGTGCAGCCAGCGGGGATTGTCTCCCGCAAATGTTCGAGGTTCTCGGGTCTGGAGCAAGGTGTGACGATATGAATCATTGAGATATTTTTTTCAAATGTACGGCCTTCAAAAAGTCTTTGGACAATTCAACACCAAAATCGGCTTCGTGGTGGCACTCACGGCACAAGGCCATTAGGTTTTCGATTACGTCTCGTGTCTTGCTCCCACCCATCCCCCTTGGCTCGATATGGTGAATGTCTACGGCCCTTCGGCCGCACACTTCGCAGCCCAAAAACTCAACTGGGCTTATGCCCATCGCTTGGAAGTAAATCTTCGTGTGCTTCTTCATAATGTTCTCCAGAATTTCCGTTACGAATAATAATGCGGAGGCGTTTCTCTTCCTCGTCTTCTACATAGGTGTAATTAGCGCAGCTCATAAGTTTATATTGTTGTCATTCATTAACTCCCGCAGTTGGTCACGGCAGGCATAGTACGCCTTCAATTCACCTTCCGAGGTTCCATCGGGTGCGTACTTGGTTTTGCCACGCAGCCATTGGTCTAAATCCCAAAGTACCGAGTGCATTTTAGAAGCGGACGTTGCCAAGTCGAACTCTATCTGGTCGTCTGGCAATTCGTATTCGAGCGTTGCTTTCATTTGTTACTTGAATCAAATAA